GCGCGTTTAACACCGCGCTATACCGCCTATATGCTGACTGTACACTGCTATACACTGCTATACACTGCTGTACACTGGGATGAGCTCCCCCGGCCCCGAAAGGCGCGGAGGCGGCGTGGGGTGAAGTTTCATCTCTTTTCTGTGGCACTATTTATCTTGTTAAAGATAAATTAACACTCCACAGCGCCCCTCCCGGTGAGTCAGTTCTCCACATCTTCTCACTCCAGCTCTCTTGACACCCAGTATAGCGTAGAGTATAATGCTCATTATACAGGAGCCTGCGATGCCCAGCACGTCTGAAACATCCGTTCAACTCACCCTTACATCCGAGTCAATGGACCATCTCATTCTTCAGACCTATCTCACTCTGTTGAGCGAACAAGACCCTAAGGTTCGTCTTCAGGCCGCACGGGATCTCGCTACCATAAGAGGCCATTTCGCCGGAAAGCACAGTTCGCAGTCGAGCTCCCCCACCCAGATCAACCAGTTCGTCGCGACACCAGAGCAGCTTGCAGGACTCATGGGAGGTTTCAGACTTCTTACGGGTCAGAATGGATCATAGAGTATAGCGTAGTACTATACTCCGCACTATATTGCCAAGAAGGTTTGAGAGGAACCTCGTGCAAGTTGATAAAGAGGTCCGAGAGGAACCTTAATCCTCTCTATTTTGTACACACCCGAGGCTGATCCCCTCTGGTGGAAAAGGTTAGGTATCATGCCCGATCAGCTTAAGCATTGGAACGGCGAAGTAGTGATGTTTGCGGGACGCAATGCCGCCCTCAGCACTACACTTGAGAACATCTGCGATGCTTCTCTTCTCATCAACTGGGCAACACAGGCGCCGACTGCTGCCAGGATTCAGATCTCTTGTGCAAACGTCGCTGATAAAGGCACTCCCACCGCAGGTACCGGAGCCCGCACAGTCTTCATCATTGGTCTCGATGCAAACTACAGGCTTCAGACAGAGCTAATGACCACAGATGGACAGGCTTACGTCGAGTCCGCTAGAACTTGGATTCGTGTCTTTGCCGCTGAAGTCTCACTCTGTGGCACCGGTCTTACGAATGCCGGAATCATCTATGGCATCGTTACAGGCACAGGAGGAACTCTTACCGCAGGAGTCCCCGCCACTCTCACATCATGCTGGTTCCAGATTCCCGCCGGTGTAGGCTACACAACCACAGGCATCTACACAGTTCCCGCCGGTGAGCGTGTGCGCCTTGAGCGCTTGCAATTCTCTACCCGTGCTCAGCCTATTGAAGTGCAGATCATCTCTCATCGACCTCTCGACCCCGCAGACAATTGCTTCCACGTAGAGAACACCTTCGCATTTGCAGGCGCCGCCGGTACAGGGGGTTTCTTTGAAATCGTTTATCCTCTTCCGACGTCGATGGTTTATGATGAGAGGCAGGATATCTACTTCCGAGCTCTGTCCACAACTGCCGCAGGAGTGATCTCCATGAATGCCTTCTTCCGTCGTATCGGAGTTCAAGCACAGCGCTCTTTAGACTAGACGAGTTGACTTCCTAGGAAGGCTGTGCTATACTCCTTCCTAGGAGGCCCTCAATGCCCGAGCCGTATGATGTAACTTGCGAGTCTTCCATCGAGTGTACCGACTCCGTAAATCCCCCTCACTACAAGGCCCACCCATCTGGAATCGAATGTATTGAGATCACAGAGTCTATGAACTTCTGCCTCGGAAATGCAGTCAAGTACATTTGGCGTGCAGGACTCAAAAATCCCTCCAATCCCGTTGAAGATCTTTCCAAAGCGCGCTGGTACATAGAGCGCGAAATCTCCCGCCTAGAAAGGAGCGCATCATGACCTATGAATCTTTCAAAGAGGATCTCTCACCAGACGAGATCAACATGCTTGACGACACTTTGAATATTCCTTATGAACATCCTGCCCGAGCAGACTTTCTACATCTCTCTCGTCTGCTCTATCACCTTTACAGACAACGCATCTACGACGATCCCGACATAGATCAAAGTGTTACCAATGCCCTCATGGATCTTTCGGAGGTGCTCTTTTTTGAAGAGTTCTCCGACTACCTGAGCTCTGAAGGCGTTTTCATTTCAGAAGACGAACCTACTTGGGACGAAGATGAAGATGAAGACATAGAAACCAAAGATGAATCCGAGCTTGAGTTAGACTGGGATGACTATGATCTTGAGGATGACACAACTGAGGAATCCTGAGAATGCGCATCACACTCCTTGAACTTGGTGGGTACGAGACTGCCTTCAAAGCTCTACGTCTTCCTTTTGAAGGAGAGTCTCAAGGTCTTGAGAAGGATCTCAAGCTCGCCTTGAACCTCACCAAGAATGGTGACTCGCACGCTAAGTTCGCTCGTCTCATTGATGTGTGGCTTGAGATAGAAGCCCCCCGCTACTTCTGGCAGGAATTCGACACATATCGTATGGGTGTTGAGAAGGTCAGTTCTTCTACAATGCACACTCTCGGGAAGCGCCCGCTCACTTCAAAGGACTTTAGTATTGCACCGCCACAAGAATGGCTCGACCTTATCAACCAGACTGCCACCTCCGACACACCCCTGCAAGTTCTCAAGTCTATCCTGCCTGAGTCCTTCATGCAGAAGCGCATTGTGAAAGTCTCCTATCAAGCTTTGCACTCGATGTACCGAGATAGAAAGAACCACCGTCTCCCGGAGTGGCATCAATTCTTCCGAGGTCTCAAGTCTTTCAGCCTGCCTTATGCGTCTGAACTTGTCTTTGAGGAGGACCTTGAATGAGTGAGATAATCTTTGGAGATACCTGTCATCTCTGGGCGCTCTGGAATGATAAACGTCTCATTGCGATCGGTGAACGGTGGCCTATTGCCGAGCACGCAAGAGATTGCGAACCAGATGCTAAGATTGGTCGACTCCAGGACTACATCCGCTTAGCAATCGTGGCTAATCCTGAAATCCTTTCAACCTATCGGGAGGCAAATCGTGAGCTCACTGAAGATGACCGTTAATTGTCAGACCTCCAACACACAGAATGTGGAGATCACCCGAGTGCGCAACTGTATCCTTGTGAGCTGTGGCACTCATGCTCTGGCGCGTCTCGTTGAGGAAAAGCTCACCGAGACTCTTGAGGCTATGGAACAGCACACGACAGGTGATGCAGAAGGTTCTCACAAAGTAGGCTTCTGAGATGAATCTTGACACCTCGCTTGGCGTCTTGCGGCCCCCGGCCCCTACCACCGGGGCCGCTCTCTCTTCTCCTCTGCAACTCTCTGCCTCGCCCTCTTTCCCCATCAGCCCCTCTTCGCCTGTTGGCTCCGAGCCCCAAGTTGGTTCTGCGAGCTTCAACGAGTGTCTGTCTCAGCTTGCTGAGTGGGAGAATATGTAGGTGCCTACACTTCGTGAACAACTCATTACACCTCTCATTACTCCGCATTCCGAGGCACCTCTTTTCAGCGCTCCGGATGCCGCACTTGTGCTTGATCAAGTCTTGAGTGAAATCACAACTGGCAATTTTCCCTTGAATGATGTGTTTCGAAGTCTTATTCGACAGGCTTCTCTTGTTAATTTGTACTTCTTTTTGAAGAGTGTTGCGGCCTACAGTGGTCCGTACAGCAATCTTACGCCTACGCTCCACCTTGATATGTGTAACTTTAGGCAGGATCTCACCTCAGAAGGAGCTCGTCTCGGGGTATTTGTACCTCGTTCAACCTACAAATCCACAATTTGTACGCATGGAGGAGCCGCGTGGGATATGTTGCGCGATCCGAATGTGAGAATTGGGGTGTTCTCTTCCATCTATGATCGTGCGCATGATTTTTTTGCGCAGACTCAACGCATTTTTGACTCAAATGAGTTCTTTGCTTGGGTATTTCCTGAGTATGTTCCTTCGACAAGCGATGGAAATCGTTGGAATGATAAGGAGGGAGTCCTTCCAAATCGCACAAGGATCTTCCCTGAGGCTAATATCAAGCCTTTTACGGCAGGCGGTAGTACCCAAGGTATCCATGTTGATGAAGCTCTGTTTGATGACATCGTTGGAGATGCTCAGCTTAATGCCGATCACGGTGCAACAGCTGACATGTACCGTATAAAGAACTGGTTCAAGAGCTCTTTACGAACGCTTCTTATCTCCATGGAGAAATCTCGTGTGATGTTGTCTGCGACTCGCTATGGAATTGATGATCCTTATGAAGATGTAATGCTTGAGGCATACGAACAGCTTGGATATTGGGACGAAATTGGCTCAAACTATCCTCTAAATCCCAAGGGCGAGTGGAAAGTCTACTACCGCATGGCGATCGAACGAGATGAGTCGATTTTTCCTGAATCTTATACTGTTGAGAGCCTACGGAAGCTTGCCGTCTCAGATCCTTGGACCTACCAGACTCAGTATCTCAACAATCCTATTGGCTTAAGTAGTGTAGAGTTTGCAGGGTATGATGTTCCAACGTTTGATCTTGAGTATGACTCACGCCTCGGATGGTATATTGCCATTCCGAATGAAGATACCTATATCAAACTTAATGAATGCGACCTTGTATGCTCAGTGGACCCTGCTGGTGTGGAGAAGTTTGTGAGCGTTAAGACTTCTCGTAGTGTGGTGTGCATTTTGGCACGTTCGAAGGATGATCGGTACTTCTTAATAGATGTGAAAGCAGGCTATGTTCCCACAACTACGTGGTTTGACTGGATGTTTGAGAATATGGATCAGTTCAAGAACATTCGAGGCACATTTATTGAGCAACAGGCAGGATTCAAAGCTCTCACTCCACTTATTCGAGCCGAAGAAGCTCGACGGCAGAAGTGGATTCATCATATTCCTGTAAATGCACTCGGAGATAAAGTCGTTACGATCAGAAATATTCTTCAACCTATACTTGAAAGAGGTGTCTTGTATATAAATCGAAAGTACTATACACTTGTTAGTGAAGAACTTAGGACTTTTCCAAGTGGCATAAAGCGTGATATATTGGACGCGCTTAAGATTGCTGTTAAGATGAGTGTGAAACCTACTGGAGAGGATGAGATGGATGAGGAACGTCGTCCTGAAGCACGACTTCAAGCAATAGGTCGTAACAAATCTACAGGGTACTAAGTAGGAGTATAGAATGGGCGACACGATCGAGATTGTAGGTGATTCTCCTGAGGAGATCCGTACTTCAGAAACACTTTTCAAATCTGACACAGATCGGCAGACTTTTACAGATTTTTTGATAAAAGAAATCAAAGCAGTACGTGATGGAGCAGAGCTCCAAGAACTTAAGGACAACATTCAGAAGTGGCGACGGATGAGGATTGCTCGTCCTGAAACTACCACGAAAGACTACCCCTTCCCGGGAAGTTCTAATGTGAGTCCACCCATCATGGCTCAGCGCGTTAATACAGTGTATGCAAAGCTTCTGAAAAATTTCAGTACGAAGCGTCCTTTCTGGTCCGGTGATAGCGCTGATGCGATGTACAAGCCTCATGCAGAAGCTCTTGCGAAGTACCTGAATATGCTCAGCTCGTCTCCGTTTCACCTCAACTTGGATGCTCTCAATCGAAAAGCTTTTTATGATCTACCGTCTCTTGGGACTCAGTTCTACGAAGTTTCGTGGGAGTATCGGCAAGTGCCTTTCATCAATGGTGAAGCTCAGGATTATCGCGTCGTACAGAATGGTCCTTATATTGAGCTTATTAAGATTGAGGATTTTCTGACTCGTCCGTATTGGGATGACCTTCAAAGGGCTCCGTGGCTCGCTGTGAAGTTCAAACTTACCTGGGGCGAGCTGAAAGAGAAGGGTGCTTCGGGACGCTACGCAAATGTGGACGGAGTACTTGACTATTTCATTAAAGAATTCTCAGACGAAGAACGTGCAGAGTTTGAACGTCAGGGGATCAATCCTGAAGTTGCTCAAGATTACGACACCACAAAGATCTTTGATTTGTACAGATTTCACGCATATTGGGATGTGAACGGAGATGGTATCCTCGAAGACATAAAGGGTGTAATTGAACTTGAGAGTGGGATTCTTTTGCGTGTTGAGCCGAATAACATTGGATGGCGTCTCGTAGGGCGGATTCCGTTCTTTGAGATCCCTGGAAACTTGTATGGAATTGGTCTCGGGCACCAGCTTGAGTTCCTCCAGGATGAAGGCGAGACACTTCACAACATGCGTCTTGATAACCTTCAGCTTGCAATGATAAAGATGTTCAAGGCTCGTCGGGGGAGTGGTATTGAGCCGAATGAGACGTTCTATCCTGGCAAGATTTGGTTCACAGATCAGCCTGAAGATTTTGGAGTGCTGGAGTTCCCGGATCTAAGCAATTCTTCCTACATGGCTGAAAATCTTGTGAACCAGTATGCGGATCGTATTAGTGGTGCAAATGATGCTCTTGCTGGTCAGGCTGATATGACTCTCAAAAGTGGTGGCGGTGCGGAGGCTCAGAAGTTCATGGCGAGCATGGCTTCAACAATTCTGGATGCCCAGTTCGACACAGTTGAGACATACTACGCTGAAATGGGGCGAATGCTTGTGATTTTGCTTGCGGCGAATCGTGATCTTGTAGACTATTCGATGGTCAATGAAAAAGAGGCCGAGCTCATTAAGGAAGTTCTCGCGCTCACGCCGGATGAGCTTCCATTTAAGTTTAAGTTCAAGATTGAAACAACGGATGTTGCTCGTAGTGAGGAGATGCGTAAGCAGAACTTTGCTCAGTTCATGCAGGTTTATAATACTTACGGACAAGCTGTTGGGCAGTATATTACGTTCTCTGCTCAATTTGCTCAAGTGCTTCCACAGGCCGCAGAAATATATCTTAAACTGCTCGTAGGTCAGACGCACATTTTAGAGAAGATGATTGAGTTCTTCAATATCGGAGATAAGGCAAAGTTCCTGCCCTATGTGGGAGACATTGAGGCACTACTTATGCAGAAAGAACTACAGAGGGAGGCAAGTGTTGGACAGACAGTACAAACGAACCCCGAAATCGCTGGGGCTGGAGGACCTGTGGGTCCTGCCATGGGTGCGAACCCTGCGGGATTTGCCGGAAGTCCTATACAGTCTCAGGCGGCACCTGGGCGACCGGCGTTCTAGAGCCCTAGATGACTTGGTAGCTGAGAAAGAGCTTCAGTCTTTCTACCAAGCTCAGGGTCGTGTAAAGGAGATCGACAGCTTTTTGTTTTGGCTGAACGAGTTGGAATCTTTTACTAAGGAGATTAAGGAAAATGGCTGAGTTTGAAATTGAAGGTGAAGGTTTTAAAGTGGATACGAATGCTGAGGGTCCTGAGTCTGCGTTCGAAGTAATAGATGAAGGTGCTCCTGTTCAGGAAGGTCCTTCTCGAGAGGAACTTTTGGCTAAATTTGAACAGACTCAGAAGGAACTTGCAGAACTAAAGATCGCACAGTCTACTCAAAACCGCTTTGATGAGCTAAATTCTACGATTCATAAGATTGTAGAGCGTCCGATCAATGTGCAGGCTCCTCCACCACCTCAGTCTGAAGAGTCTGATGCGGACTTCAAAGAACGTCTTCAGCGACAGCTTCTAGATGATCCTGCCGCCGCTCTAAATGATTGGGGTATACGTTTCATGGGGAAAGGTCTCAACACCATCATTGCGGGTCAAGAGAAGCTTTCGAGGAAACTGGCTCTTAGCGATCCTGATAATAAGAAGCTCTATGATAAATACTCGAGTGAAATCGAAGCGGAAATCCAAAGGATTCCTGTTCAGGATCGAGTTTCTGATCCTGATGTGTATGGGAGAGCTTTCTCTGCTGTACGGGGTCGCCATCTTGAAGATGTAATAGCCGAACGTGTGCAGGCTGAACTTGATAAGGCTCTTGCCGCGAAGGGTATTGGAGGTGCGCAGAATGCTAATTCTTCTACGAAACCTCAGCCGGTTGGTGTTGTGGATCGTGGTTCGGCTCTTGCATCTGGAGCTTCTACGACTACGAAACCTCGCATCACGTCGAGACAGGCCACGAACATCAAGAGCATGATGCAGAGTCGTGGGATTCCGACATTTAGATTTGAGGATACTGTCCTGGATATCATTGAAGCGGGTGAGCTCGCTGAATATAACTAAGAGGGAGGAAGAAAACGATGCCGCGCACGAAATCTGCTGAGAGTTCTGAGACGGAAACTCCGAAGACTGAAAAACCTTCCGGAGTACTTGAACGAGTATTTATTACTTGCGACAATACTTATGAAGATGTGCTACGATATGACTCGCAGGGCGTGAAGGTTTACTTTAGTGATGACCCTGGAAAGCTTCTCAAGCTCAATGAGGAGCAGGTGGAGAAACTTTCGAGGGACCTGCGTGTGAAATATGATCAGGCGATCATCAATCATGAACGTCTTTCGAAAGAAGATCCTGCGTGGATTGAAATTCAGCGCAAGCTGAAGATCTCTCAGGCAGACTATGCGAGTCCAATGGACAAGATCGAGGGCAACAAAACGAAGCCTGGTCTTGTTACAAGGAATGCTCGTATTGACAAGATTGACTATTGGCGTTCCAAAGGTTATGAGATTGCGACACCTGAGCATATGGCAAGTCCGACAATGCGTCAGGTTGAGGGGCACTACGAAATTTCTAAGATGGGAACCGTTGAAAGTGTTTTGATGGTAACGACTGAGGCGAACAAGAATGCTCTTCTTGAAGAGCGTACCGTGAAGAATAAACTTGCGGGAGAACGAATTGAAGAAGCTGGGAAGCGCTCTTTAAGGGACGCTGGCTTCAAGCCTGAATCGTGATAAAGGGTGTCGTTGGGACGCCCTTCAGATAAGTTTGAAAGGAGAATTAAATGTCCTGGACTTATGTTGGGCGTCTCGGAAATAATTCCGAGGCTCCTCCGATCTTGGATTATGTTGTCGGTGTCGGCGGAGTAACAGTCGGTTTGCCGGTTGTGGCCAATGGTACTGGTGGCGTGATTACCAAGACAGGTGGAACAAACACTGTAGATGTGTTGGGGATTCCTATTGGAACCGCTGTAGCGACAAGACGAATTGGAGTTATTATCGGTCTTCCTGATGTCATTTTTGAGGCAGAGAGGAGAACCGGAACTACAGTGGTTATTGGCGAGAAGTATGGTCTTGAAGCTGGAACTTTGCTGATTGATGGTTCTAACATCACTCAGACAATGGTTCAGGTTGTAGGCCAGGGCACGACACCTACAAGATTTCGCTTTGTCGTGCTTGACTTCGCTCGGGCGTAAGGTGGGGGGATAATATGAGTGGAATTACTAACACAATGGGATACCCCCTCCAGCTGGATAAGACCATCGACAAGATGTTCTATGCCCAGATGCGTCGGAGGAAGCGCTACTACGAAATGCTCTTTAAGAGCTCTGATGCCCCGAAGGGTGGAGAGTACACTGAGGCCACGCTGAGCGAGCTCGGCCTGCTCCGTGAACTCCCTGAAGGTAGGGGGGTTGAGTTTGATGTGCCCAATGAGGGCAACAGGATTACTCGGTTTTACATTCCGTATGGACTGGGTACTCAGATCACCAAGATCATGCTTCAGGACGATCTGCATGAGAAGGTAAAGCAGGTTCCGACCGCGCTTGCTGACTCTGCGATCGAGAGGACCGAGTTTGTCGGTGCGACGGTGCTTGAGAGCGGATTCACTGGTGGTACATCCGTTGCTGAGGACGGGAATCCTCTGTTCTTCGCTACACACAGGTCTTTGAAGGGTGCTGTAACGATCAACAATCTCGGTTCCACTGACATGACTCCATCTGCTCTTGAAGCCGCGTTCTCCTACGGGGATACACTGGTCGGCGAGAACGGCTTCATTCGCCCGGTTCGGCCTCTCGCGGTTGTTTGTCATCCTTCTCAGAAGTGGGTCGTGAATGATATTTTGAAGTCCACGGGACGCGTTTGGGACTACAATCGTCGTGGTAGCGGTGATGTTCTGGCTGGAAGCGGTGGCCCCGCGGGATTCCCTGCCGCTGAGGCGATAAATCTCATGAATCCGAAGCACGGGATTGTGGATGACTGGAAGGTTATTCTTAATCCTTACTTCACTGATCAGGATGCTTGGTTCGTTCTGTTCGAGGACTATGACCTGCGGATGCTGTGGAAGGAGCGCCCTGTGCTTGAGAGTTCTGGCGACTTCGCTACTGGTAATAAGGTCTACAAAGTTACTATGCGCTTCAGTGCGTTCTCCAACAAGTACCAGCGCATGTGGGGTTCTCCCGGAGCGTAAGGTCGAGTAAGCATGTAAGAATGTATGTGGGGAGAGGTTGAGAGACCTCTCCCTTTTATTTTGGGTTGAAAGTTCTTTCTATACAGTGTATCCTTCGGAAGGAGAATCTGATGCAATTATACGAAGAAGTTCTTGTAACCGGGACAAATCGAGACGGAACACCTTTCTCCGGTACAATGCTTGTTGCTCTATATGCTCCGACTAAGAACACTCCAATCGGTGTGAAGTGGAATGTATGTTGCAAATGTAGATTGAGTTTTCCTGAGAATGAACTTACTAAAATTCGTGGACAGTGGTACTGCACCAAGAACCGCTGTATTGAAGACACAATGCCGAAGGAGCACTGAGAATGACACTCGAAGAAGCGATTCTTGAAGTTTATACACGAACAGATGAGCAGAGTGATCTTGATCCATATGTGGGAGGTGCTGTAAGTCTTGCCTCTCGTGGAACACTTCTCATTCGAAATGCTCTTAATCAGGCTCAGCGGGTTATTTCAACTTGGAAGTTCCCTAACGGCATAAGGATGCGTTTTAGAGCAAACCGCCGAGAGTCGCTCGTTTATAGTTCGTATCCATCTGTTATAATCCTTGGGTGGGATTCGAACAAGACTCTTACTTGGAATGTACCTGGTGCCACAGACAGTGCATACAGGTTTGGAGTGCTTGAACTCGAAATAGGTGGAACAGCTTACGAATACTTGATTCTCGATTCAACTGCGACGACATGTCTTATTGATGCAGTGCCACCTTCCGATCCGTCTGGTGTTGTCGGCAATGTCCGCTTCTCTCGCTATGAACCGAATGTAAGTCCTGGCTGGACTGCGGACGGCTATATTAGTCCGATTGAGTTTCTGGATATTTCGAGTCGAACAGTGTTGAGTCGTGGGCAGTCTCGAGATAGTTTTTCAGCTTCACTACTTAACTCTGGGAGTCCTTCTCAGTGGTCGATTGACGGTGCGTATGTTGTATTCAATGCCGCTCCTCAGGAACAGCAGTACTTTTTGATGCGGTATTACGGATATCCGGTTGAGGTAAGTGCTCTCACAGATGAATTTGCTCTACCTGAAGCCTTTCATGAGGCAATCGTTCAATGGGCGTGCTGGTGGGCCTACAGGCGTATCAGTGAGAATACTTCTGCGTATGCTCAGATGCGAACTCTGAGTGATTTGATGAGTATTCTCAGGACTGAAGCAGACTTTGACCAGGATACAGACTCCGG